AGTTGGAATCTTGAACCAGAACAACTTGAGTCAGTAAAGTTCCTATGGGCTTCTTGTAGAGAACAATATCATTTAGCAATGGCTCAGCATGCTGGCTGTCATATCATTACTATGCTTCATGATCAAATTAAAAAGCTAAATCTTATTGGTAAAGATCTAGAAGAATTTTCACAAGAAACAGTTCAAATGTTTTATAATGATGCTGTTAAATCAGGATATAGGATTGACTAATGAGTGGATTTGAAGAGAATGAAATTTCCGCAAACGCTAATGGTGGAACAGAGATTGCTAAACGTAAACTAGCAGGTCTTATTAAACCAGAACTACTTGAACAAACACAAATTGTATGTTCAAGAGTTAGAGATCTGGAAGAAGATAAGATTCGTATTTTCTGGTGTCATGATTTACCTCATGATCCAGAGTCTCAGTTGTTTAAGGATGAATCTTATCGTGATAAGTTCCATCATTTTGTTTTTATTTCAAACTGGCAGTACGAGCAGTACAGGACTGTGTTGGGATTCCCATACAGCCAAAAGTGCACAGTGCTAGAATCTGGCTTCGATCCAATTAAAGTTGACTGGGAAAAAAAGAAATCAGATACTATTAGGTTCTGTTACACTTCTACACCTCAACGTGGTTTGAACCTATTAATTCCAACATTTGATTTATTTTCTCAGAAATATGACAATGTTCATCTTGATGTGTTCTCATCTTTTAAGATTTATGGATGGGATGATGCTGATAAACAATTCGAACCTTTGTATGATCAAATTCGTAATCATCCTAAGACGACTTATCATGGATTTACTCCTAACGAAGAGCTAAAAGAATATCTAAAAACTGCACACATTCATGCATATCCTTCTACATGGATTGAAACTTCTTGTAGAGCCATGCTTGAGGCAATGTCAGCAGGATTGCTTTGTGTTCATCCTAATTATGGAGCACTTGCAGAAACTTCTGGTTCTTTGAATTTTATGTACCAAGGAGACAGCGATCCAAATATTCATGCTAATATCTTTTATCAAGAATTAAACTCAGCATACCAAAGATATACAGAAGATAATGATACAGTAATTAAATATCTTAAATTCGTAAAGAGTTATACTGACAATCGTTACCATATTGAAAAGGTGCACGGTCAATGGGAAAGTCTATTAGACAGTTTAGTTAAAAAGTATCCAACAACTGAGTCTAGAGCTTTTCCTGCACAACAGTTTGTTTATAGGACAACTTAAATGATAGTAACAAGAACTCCCTTACGTGTTAGTTTCTTTTCTGGAGGTTCTGATATGCCATCGTTCTATGAAAAAGAAGATGGTGCTGCGCTTTCAGTAACTATTAATAAATTTATTCATGTGTTTGCACATAAAGTTCCATATATGGGTGTTAAATGTATGTATGATGACGTTGAAGAGCATCATGATCTAGAACAAATGCAACATGCGATTACCAGAGAATCGCTAAAGTATTTTAGTATTGATAAAGAAATTACTACAGCTTCTATTAGTGACATTGTTACTAAGGGTTCAGGGTTGGGTTCTTCTTCTGCTTTTACTGTCGGGCTTACTAAAGCACTATCAACATTAAGAAACGAAACATGCACAAGAGAATCTATAGCAGAGATTGCTTGTGAAATAGAAATGAATAAATGTGGTTATCCTGTTGGAAAACAGGATCAATATGCTGCTACTTTCGGAGGGTTTAATCTATTCGAATTCAAAAGAAATGGTAAAGTAAATGTAGAATCCATTTCATTATCAAAACCATCCATGGATAGATTAGAAAACAAACTCATTCTTGTCTATTCAGGAAGAGGTAGAGATGCTAATAACATTCTACAGAAACAACAGAAAGCAATGTCTAATATTGATAAATTTAATTTAGTTAAACGTTCTCGAGATAAAGCGTATACTGCTCTAGATTATTTACACAAAAATGATTTAGATAATTTTGGTAATCTTCTTCATGAAGCATGGGCTGACAAAAAAGGTGTATGCGAAGACATTACTCAAGATTATTTCGATTCAGTCTACGATAAAGCTATTAAGGCAGGAGCTCTCGGAGGAAAACTGTTGGGCGCTGGTGGTGGAGGATTTTTCATATTTTACGTAGACGAAAACAAAAGAGAGAAAGTCTCTAAAGCAGTAACGACAGATACAGATTGTAGAATTTATGATTTTAGATTTTTTGGAACAGGATCTAGTGTTGTGTATTATCATGATTAATAAATAATATTGACAAATTATGACAATTAAGGTAATATAATACTATGTCTAATTCTGCTAATAATGTTGTTGTATTTCCGAAATCTTATGTTCATCCCACAGATCAACAGAAACTCGAAGACATACAACATAATCTTGAAATGATGAAACAGTATCATATCCAAGAAACGATAACTAATCTTGCTCCTATGATCTTTAACCAGCTAGACATTGCCGGATTTGGATTAGCCGAAGAAGATATAGACGAAGACATAAAAGATGGAGCTTTTATTATTGAAGCATTAAGATCTTTAATGTGTAAACATTATGGTATCTATCATCCGTTCCAAGTATTAGCAGAAAATGTTTTCTCGGTAAACGAGGATGAGGAAGGAGTCTTTAAGATAGTAGACTCTATTAATATAGATTTGAAAGAACCAGAAGAAGAAATCTAACTTACAGGTGATGTTGTGATTATTGTTGATCTGAATCAAGTTATGTTATCCAATTTGTTGATGCAATTAGGTAATCATACTAATGCTCAGCTAGAAGAAAATATGGTTCGCCATATGATTCTAAATTCTCTAAGGTCTTATCGCCAAAAATTTAAAGATGATTACGGTGAGCTAATTATTGCTTGCGATAATACAAATTACTGGCGTAAGAAAATCTTTCCATATTATAAAGCCAACCGTAAGAAGAATATCGAATCTTCAGAACTGGATTGGAAGAATATCTTTGAATGCTTGAATAAGATTCGGTCAGAATTAAAAGAATATTTTCCCTATAAGGTTCTGGATGTAGAGTCCGCAGAGGCTGATGACATCATTGCAACCCTAGTAACTAAATTCGGTTCTGGACTAAATACTGGTGAGAAAATTCTTATCTTATCGGGTGACAAAGATTTTATACAGTTGCACACTTACTCTAATGTTTCTCAGTATGATCCTACTCGAAAGAAATGGATCAAACACGAAGACCCAGAACGTTTCCTACATGAGCATATTTTAAAGGGCGATGCAGGAGATGGTGTTCCCAATGTTCTTTCTCCAGATAATTGTTTCGTTGTTGGTGACAGGCAGCGGCCATTGACAGCTAAAAAAATGGAAAAGATTATGGGGACAGACTTAAATGAAATGGAATCTAATATAGCTAGGAATTATTCTCGTAACGCACAGCTTATCGATCTGAGTTTCACGCCTGAGACGATTCGTGAGAAAGTAATGGAGCAGTTTAATTCTCAAGAAAATCGTGATAGAAGTAAACTCTTGACATATTTTATCAATAATAAACTGAAAAACTTAACTGAACATCTTGGAGAATTTTAATGCAGGTTGGAATTTGTGAATTTCTATTAAAGGTTTCTAGACTAAAGAGAACGCAGGAAAAGATTGATGCTCTTAGAGCAAATGATAGTATTCCTCTTCGAATTATTTTACAGGGAGCATATGATCCCTCAGTAGTATGGCTACTTCCAGAAGGAGAACCTCCTTATAGACCAAACGATCTCGTAGATCAACAACATGTCCTTATTAAAGATTGCGAAAAATTACGTTACTTTATTAAGGGATTCTATGACAATCTTCCGCAAACAAAAAGAGAGTCTATGTTTGTTGAGTTGCTAGAAAGAGTAGATAAAGAAGACGCTAAACTTCTTTGTGCTATTAAAGATAAAAAGATGCCATTTAATGGTATTACATTACAACACGTATCAGAGGGACTACCAGGTCTTATTGTAGAATGAGCAAATCAGCGTTAAAGAAATTTCGTAAGAACGATTACTCTCATGAAGATGATAACTATCACGATGATCCAAGGCAAAGAGAAAACAAACGTAAAGCTAAAAGAGTTGAACGTGCTTTAAGAACTAAAGACGTTTCTGCTCTTGTGGATGATGACGATCAAGATATTGACGATCTTAATGATAACAATAATTGGAAATAATGATGCCAACATATAAATTTTTAAACAATGATACTGGCGAAGAGTATGAAAACTTTATGTCGATATCGGAACTTGATGCATACTTGCAAGAAAATCCGCATATCACTCAACTCGTAAATGGAGCTCCTATGATCCATTCTGGTAGAGGCATGGGCAAACCCGATAATGGTTTCCGTGATCTACTTAAACATATGAAGAAGGGAAATAATAAAGGTATAACAAGGAGCACTATAAACACATTTTAGTAGGGGTATAATGCAAGAAGAAACAACAACACGTCGTTTAACCCGTAGAGAAAAAAGACTTCTTCGCCAACA